TCAATATGAATTCTCTAATATGGTTTTTAGAGGAGATGAAGAACTACTAGCTAAAATACATTCTGGGGATTTTGAAAAGGTAGGTGAAATGTTGAAAACTAGAGGACAAGGGGGTAATGGACATGGAGAATTGTTATACAATCATTTAAAAAATACTAATAAACTTGACGAATTCAATCAAGAATTCGGTGAGCTTCTGCAAAAACATAATGACGAAATCATTGAACAAAGACGTATACAAACTTATTTTGAAGGGAGGAATGACGAGCAAGGTCTTCGACAAGTATTTGATGAATTTGAAGAAATAGTAGATACACAAACCCAAAGAGAACTAAGAGTATTAGCTAAATACAATCAAGGGTTAAAAGATAGTATTAAACCTATAAATTTACCTAGGAGTGCAGATTGGTTTACTGACGGTTTTAAATTAGATTTACAAACTGCGGTTAAAAACGATTCACCATACGCATTATTCCCTAACGGTCCTAGGTCATTAACTCCTCCTTCTGGTGGCAGGGTAATACCGCCTAAACTGATACCTTTTATAGAAAAAAGATTTAAAAATAAAAACAATATTAGGCTTGATTATGACGACGATGGTAAATTCTTAGGTGTATCACAAAATCAAGACGGTAGATGGTTTAGAGAATTAGAAGCTGAACCCGACACTAGAAGTATTAATCGAGCTAAAAGTTATAATGATTTTTATAAAAAAGCTATAAAACAAACTGAACAAGATTACGGAGTGAAACTTGAGCCTACCGAATACATCGACCAGTACGGTCAAGAATATTTAAAAATAATACTTACCCCAGAATTAAAATCAGCTTTTCAAACGTTTAGAATGAAACATGGTGGAGTAGCTAGTTTAATGCCGTTAAAGTATGAACTCTAATTTAAAAGACCTACCCGAGTCGGTATTAAAAGAACATCTAGAACTAGCCGAAAGATTAGAACAAATAGAAGAAGTTGAACGTTGTCAAACGGGCTTTATGAACTTTGTTAAAAACCAATGGCCATCGTTTATCGGCGGAGCTCACCATAAAAAGATGGCTGAAGCTTTTGACCGTATAGCCACAGGTAAAATAAAACGGCTCATTATCAATATGCCTCCGCGTCACACTAAAAGTGAGTTCGCTAGTCATTACTTTCCTGCGTATCTTGTGGGTCGTAATCCCTCTCTGAAAATACTTCAGGCGACCCACACCGCAGACCTAGCCGTAAAGTTTGGTCGTAAGATTAGGGACTTAATGTTAACAGAAGATTATCAAAAAGTATTCCCTGACGTACTAATAAACCCAGACTCAAAAGCAGCAGGTAAATGGGAAACCCAAGATAAAACTAACCCCAAGCTAAAAGGCGAATATTATGCTGCGGGTGTTGGTGGTGCATTAGCGGGTAGGGGTGCGGACTTGTTTATCATTGACGACCCTCACTCAGAACAAGACGCCATGAACCCAAAGTCCATGGAAGATACTTACGATTGGTATACTAGTGGTCCGCGTCAAAGGTTACAGCCAGGAGGAGCCATAGTTATAGTCATGACCCGTTGGAACATCAACGACCTTACGGGTAAATTATTAAAAGATGCAGCCCGTGACCCTAAAGCTGATCAGTGGGAAGTTATAGAACTACCAGCCATATTACCTAGCGGTAAACCTTTATGGCCAGAGTACTGGAAAATAGAAGAACTAGAAGGCGTAAAAGCTAGTTTACGTGGCGGTCCTAAATGGCATGCCCAATACATGCAGAATCCAACCAGTGAAGAAGGTGCACTAATTAGGCGGGAATGGTGGATGGAGTGGGATAAAGAAAAACCACCCGTATGTGACTACCTTATTCAAAGTTACGATACTGCTTTTTTAAAAAGTTCATCAGCGGATTATTCAGCTATTACTACATGGGGAGTATTCTACCCAGAAGGCACCATAGGCGATGAACTATACGACGGCACAGTAGCCCATATTATTTTACTAGATTGTATAAAAGGTAAATACTCATTCCCTGAACTAAAAGGCGTAGCCCTAGAACAGTATCACGATTGGTCACCCGACGTAGTAATCATAGAAAATAAAGCTAGTGGCATACCGCTCACTCAAGAACTTAGGAACATAGGTATACCCGTACAGAACTTTACACCCAGCAAAGGAAATGATAAGATTGCTAGAGTAAACGCCAGTACCCCACTTTTTGAGTCGGGTATGGTATGGGCACCAGATACTAAATGGGCTAACGAGGTTATTGAAGAGTGTGCCGTTTTCCCTGCTGGGGATCACGACGACTTAGTAGATTCAACTACTCAGGCTATGCTTAGGTTTAGACAAGGTGGATTCGTTAGGTTACCTAGCGACTGGGAGGAAGAAGAACTATACTACAAACGTAAAGTAAGTTATTATTAACCATGGCAATAGAAAAAGACCAACCTAACATTGACCAAGACGGCACAATAGACATAGAAATTATGGACATGCTACAAGGTCAAGCACCCCAAGAACCTGTGGGGATGGAAGTACAGCTTCCCGAAGAAATGAATATACAAGGCGATATGACTTCAGCTTTTGAAATAGGTCCCGACGGCAACGTTGTCCCTATGTTTGAATCAGAAGAAGTATCCATTACCGATCATCAGGCTAATCTTGCTGAGACACTAGACTCCTCAGACTTATCCACATTAGCTAGTGAACTTTTAGAAGCGTATGATTCAGATAAAGAATCTCGACAAGATTGGCTTGATACCTTTAGTAAGGGTTTAGACCTACTAGGCATAAAAACCGAAGAGAGGGAAGAACCTTTTCCTGGAGCCACAGGTGTACATCACCCATTATTAAGCGAAGCCGTGACTCAATTTCAGGCTCAGTCCTATAAAGAGTTGTTACCTCCTGGTGGTCCAGTAAAAACTAGAGTTATGGGAGCTGAAACTCCTGAAGTTGCTGGTCAAAACCAGCGTGTTAAAGAATTTATGAACTATCAAATAACAGAAGTCATGAAGGAATATGACCCTGAAATGGATAGTTTACTGTTTTACCTGCCTTTAGCGGGTAGTGCATTCAAAAAAATCTACTATGACAACTTATTAGGTAGAGCTACCAGCCGTTTAGTCAAAGCTGAAAACCTAGTTGTAGCCTATGAGACTGTAGATTTAGAAACTAGCCCACGTTTTACTCATACTATGACCATGACGGGCAACGATTTAAAGAAATTACAACTAAACGGCACTTACCGTAACATAAATATTGGTGAAGCTAACCCCGATATTGACTACAATGAAGCAAAAGAGAAGATGGACGAGCTACAAGGCATAGCTCCATCAATGACAGACTATGATGAATACACCGTTTTAGAGATGCACGTCAATTTAGAGCTGTCAGAAGCCGATGATTACGGGTTTGCGGTGCCTTATGTAGTGACAATACTAGAAGAACAAGGCGAAATACTCTCAATTAGGCGTAATTGGGACGCAAATGACGAATTATTCAATAAAAAAGAGTATTTTGTACACTATAAGTTCCTTCCAGGACTAGGTTTTTACGGATTTGGCTTAATTCACATGATTGGAGGACTAACTAAGTCCGCAACCGCCATTTTACGCCAATTAGTAGACGCTGGTACACTAAGTAACCTCCCCGCAGGGTTTAAAGCACGTGGAATGAGAGTCCAAGGCGAAGATGAACCGCTTAGACCAGGAGAATTTAGAGATGTTGACGTTCCAGGTGGTGTAATACGTGATGCATTGATGCCTTTACCATATAAAGAGCCAAGTAGCGTATTAAGTCAGCTATTAGGCATAATTATTGACTCTGGAAGACGTTTTGCTTCAATTGCGGACATGAATGTTGGTGATATCGGTTCTCAACAACTACCAGTAGGCACTACGGTAGCTATGCTAGAAAGAGGCAGTAAGGTAATGAGTGCTATACATAAACGTATGCACTACGCTCAGAAAAAAGAGTTTAGGTTATTAGCCAGTATTTTTGCTAAAAGTTTACCGCCAGTCTACCCATACGAAGTACCAGGAGCTACCAGAGAAATAAAAGCCACAGACTTCGACGATAGAGTAGATATAGTACCAGTCAGCGACCCGAACATATTCAGTATGGCACAAAGAGTCATGTTAGCACAACAAGAACTTGAGATGGCTAGAGCTGCACCAGAAATACATGATTTACGTGAAGCTTATAGACGTATGTACGAAGCCCTAGAAGTTAAAAACATAGACGCTTTATTACCGCCTCAGGCTGAAGTACCCGCTCGTGACCCTATAACAGAACAACAAGCAGCATTAACAGGTCAGCCTATACAAGCTTATGTGTTCCAAAATCACGATGCATACATAGCCAGCCACACAGCTTTTTTACAAAACCCCATGGTACAACAAAATCAAAATGCCACTATTGCGATTCAGGCTAATATACAAGAACATCAAGCCATGAAGTATAGACAACAGATTGAACAAGTATTAGGTCAACCTTTACCACAGATGGGTGAAGGTGAAATGCCACCTGAAGTTATGAACCAGATAGCAACTGCAGCAGCACAGGCTACTCAGCAAGTAACAGGTCAAGAACAAGCTTTAATACAAGCACAACAAAATGCTCAAGTTGAGCCGTTAGTACAATTAAAACAAGCTGAGATACAACAAAGAGCACAAAGCGATCAAATAAGGGCTGAAGTAGACTTATTAAAACAACAGTCAAACGAAGCCATAGCTGAAATGAAAATAGCACAACAAAGAGAACAAGCTCTAATAAAAGAAAAAGAAGGTATGCGTAAAGATTATCGTGATATACTAAAAGATGTTAGAGATTCAGACAGTAGGACTAAAGATATATAATGTTAAATAAAGCTAACTTTGAAGAAATGATGGGCGGTAATGCTAACCGTAGACGTATGAGAAACGGTGGTGAGGTACCGAAAGGCTATCATAGAATGCCAGATGGGTCTATTATGAAAGATTCAGATATGGTGAAGAAAAATACAGGTGGGTCAATGACCAACACTAAAAAACATCTAAGGAGACCATAATGCCAGGAACTAATAGAGGTATGAAGAAAATGAATCGAGGCGGTGAGCCTAAGAAAATGAATCGAGGCGGTAAAGCCAAAAGAGGAACAGCCAGAGGTTGCGGTAAAGCAACTAGAGGCAAGGGGTACAATAAATCATGAGTAAAAGAGGACTTTGGGATAATATCCACGCTAAACGTAAAAGAATAAAAGAAGGTAGTGGCGAACGCATGCGTAAAAAAGGTGAGAAAGGTGCACCTACCGAAGAGCAAATAAAACAAGCACAAGGTAAAAAACATGGTGGAGGAATACAAAAACTTAGC